CTTATTGCTCAAATCATCGCAGACGGAGACAAAGCCATCAACCAACTCAACGCCTGTATCGACAGTTACAACAAAGTGATGGAGGCTGTAAATGGTAAATAGTGAACAACTAAAACAACTCCATATTGGTGCGGAGTGGGTAGATGCTCTTAATGAGACATTTGCTCGTTTTAACCTGACTACAAACAACCAGAAGGCTATGTTTATTGGTCAATGTAGCCATGAATGTGGTAACTTCCGCACACTAGAAGAGAATTTAAACTATCGTGCAGAGACTTTGATGAAGTTATGGCCTAAACGCTTCCCTAGTCTAGAGTTTGCAAAGCAGTACGAGAAGAATCCTAAAAAGATTGCAAATAGCGTGTACGCCAGCCGTATGGGAAACCGAGATGAAGCATCAGGTGACGGGTATCGGTTCAGGGGAAGAGGTGCGCTTCAATGCACAGGACATAGCACGTATTTCCACGCAGGGAAAGCATTGGGTGTTGATTTTGTTATGCAACCTGATCTTGTTGCAACCCCTAAATATGCCGCCCTCACAGCGGGTTGGTTTTGGGATACCCACAAACTCAATCCTCCAGCGGATGCCCTTGACTACACTAAAGTCACCAAGATAATCAATGGCGGCACGATAGGTCTAGATGACCGCATAAAGCACGTTCAACAGGCTTTAGCGGTATTGGGTTAGTCTTTGTCCCAACTGAGGTAGAAGACTGCTACTAATACGCCTATCCCGATGCAAGCACCAAGGCCAAGCAGAACAATCAAAGTAAGTATGTTTTCTAACATCACTTAACCTTGCTCCTGATTACATCCTCAAAGCATTTAAAGAGGGTTAGGACTGCACTTACAAAGGCAGGTGCAATCATTCCTGCTACAAAGATTAAGACTTCACTCATGGTAGTTTCCTTCAAATGGTATTAACTCGGACTGTCTGACTGAATAATACTCCCCATTGCCTACGTCAAACAAGTTATCTTCTAGTAGGAAATCCTTGCTGTTTATCCATCCAACTAGGCGAACACAAGTGTTGTGTATCTCTGTCAGGACAAAAACATCAACTGGTTTAGTGTTAGACCAGACAACAGCATTAAGATGACCCCCAATTTTGCTTGTGCATTTAACATCTATCGTCTTACCCTTGCGGGTTACTAGATCAGCACCAAACTTCCTGAAGTCACAATTTAGATCAAATGGCAACTTGAGGAACTTGGCAACTGCATATTCGGTTATTACCCCGTTTATGGATATTTGCAAACCATCTAAGGACTTATCCTGTTTGCGGTCTTGTGCGTGTTGGCTAGTAATGTGGTTGCGTAACTTACCAATGTAGTTACAAATCATAATCTCAGTAGCCGTCAGAGGCACATCGATGTATTCTTGATTGTGTTTGTCACGCATATTAAAAGGTGGGGTACTCGCTACACCGACATTTGGGAGTCCAAACCTGTTGTGTCAGCATCCGCTTTCCCCCTTTTAGATCAGAAGGGGATATCGCTATCCTCTAAATTCTTAGCAACTGGTTTGCTTGCTGGTGGCTGTGCATCCCTTGGAGATACTGCCAAGCCCATGAACTTGCCTGTTTTGCCTTCTTTTATCCAAGCAGATAGCCAATACTCGTTGCCATCTACCATGATGTTTCCTTTGTAATCAGGATGCTTTTCATTTTCTTTCTTGTCGTTCTTAAAAAGAACACCTGAGTTATCACGTTTTTCCATATTAACCTCTCAATTGATTTAACTTATTAACTTTGTCATCCACTTCCGCTAAGAACTGAATAACCTCTCCTTCTAGTTCAGCAATGTACTTGTCATCTCTGGGTACACGTTTTATGAACAACTGAAGTTCTTTTGGCATCCGTGGGTCAAAACTCACGAAATCACACCAATAACGTCCTGTGCAAGCCAATTGCCATTGCATCTGATCGTAGTATTTCTTGGCTATTTCCTCACCTAGCAAGGTGGAAATATGTTGGGCTGTGCCAGGGCATTTTATTTCCAAACAACCTAATGATCCATTATTTATATCTACCAAAAGTCCATCAGGAGAGGCGGCAGACATAGGAATTGTTGGATGGTCAATAGCACCTACCTCGTCCACCAAAACGCCTGTTTTAGCCTCGTATGCGGCTCTAGCAAATGGTTCATTGGTTGTTCCCCATTCCATTGCCGCATTTGTGTATGACTCAGCGACTTGGTTTGTCATGCGCTCGACTACCAACTGCGCCATGTAGTTAGCCCTACTGGTGCTGTAACCTGACTTTGTTTTAGCAACGATGTCAGAGATGCGTGATGCAGTAGCCTTGCCACAGCGTTGTGCAAACCATTCTGGCGAACCCTGGATTATTTCTTCACTCATGTTTTTCCTTTAGTTTGACTGCCATTGGGATGCAATGAGCAAAATATTTAACCAAATCAGACGCAATTTGAGGCAGGTCATTGACATACCAATACACGCCTTGATTTACTTTTACGGGTTTTGCTTTGGAAATCTTTTCAAGAAAAGAAGCAGACAAAGTTAATCCGTAATAGCCACTTAAATCTGTTGTAGAAAAAACCTTTTTTCCATCAATAACTTTTGTATCACTCATGGCTGTCTCTCCTCCATCATAATATCTGCTATTTGATAAGCCCTGTGAGCAAACTCATCCATACTTGCTTTTAAAGATGGCTCTGAAATCAATGCTTGCATAGCCTTTGCCGCAAAGTAATCACGCAATGTCATTCCGTGTTCGCCTTCTGATAAATCGAAGTGCATTGCTGGAAATGCTGGAATATTACTCATTTCAACTCCTTTTTCTTAGCATCTTTAGCCGCAATCATCTTGGTCTGCCATGCTTTGTTTCCATCGCAATCCGCAAACGCCCTGATGTAAATATCTTTTAGTTCATCAACTGTTGTTGTAGCCTCAATAGCCGCAATGTAGTCAAGCATCTTTCCTTCATCTGGAGTGCCTTCATCGCTCTCTCCTTCTGGCAAATCTTCACCCGCATAAATATACAAACCCAAACCATGCAACGACAAAGCCTTAGTCATACAACGCATGATGGCTGTATTGACTGCAAATGCGTCTGGGTTAGGGATTGCTTTGTTGCGATAGTCCATCACGGGAAGTTGGCAAGTCATTGGTTTGCCAAACAATGTGACTGTTACGAACACCATTGCTGTGCCGTTGATGTCCATAAAGCACTTATCGCCAAACATTTCTATCTTGTAGATTGCTTCAGGATCGGCCTTTAAAGCCTCTGCCCAAGCCCATGCCCATGATAGGTATGTAAGATTGTTTTTCTTCTCTGTATGCTCGTTGACGTTTGTCTTGAGCATTGCTAACACTTGTTCACTATTCATCATTAACTCCTTTTTAAATATTCACTATGTTTAACTTGCTGTTCACCTATCCAATGACTGAGCATAACCAGATCATTCTGTATTGCGCTTATGTCTTGGATGAACCCATCATACTTCTTGTTCAAACATTTTTTATCTAGGGTTTTCACCGATTGTTCTATTCTCATTAGTATGGTTGAGTAGTCGTTCAAAAGTATCTCCAAAGTGCGTATGCAATCATGCTGATAACAGCAATTAGGCCAAACAAAACGGGTAAATCATTGATGTGAGGTGCTGAGTAATACGCTCCCTCAAAGATGCCTTCATTGACATAATCCTTTGGGAACGCTTCCTGTAATGTTCGAGCAAACATACGGGTTGTTGGGTTGAAATCATCCATTTAATATCTCCTGTGCAATTTGTTTTTGGTCATTGGGAAACAAGTATTTGAACTCTACAAAATGGTTTTCAAAGCAACAAGTAATCTTTTCACCTTGTGGCTCTAAGCAGTAGCAACAGTAATAGACATTCTCTTCATCTTCATAGATGGCTTGTAGTTCGTCTTTGATTTTCATTTTGCCTCCAGAACTTTGATGCGTTGCTCAAGTTTGGCAACCAATGCTTCTAGGTCTTTGATGCGATCTATCAGCATATCTTGATATGTGTAGTCGCTCTTGCGGTATGGGGCTTCCACCCCAATGGGTTTCCTAATCATATTAACTCCTGTTTTAAAAAATATTAACTTTTCATCGCTCTCACAAATGCGGCATAACTAGCGGCTGTGTCCCCAAAGGGCAACTTAGCCAACTCGACTGCCACCTCCTCCAACACATCATTACGAAGTAGTAATGGGTCATTACTAACTGGTAACGTGCGTAGATTCTCTGTCAAGTCCCTGACCAATGATCGTTCGATAGTTCCATCAGTAACGCCACAAGCAATTTCTTTTTGCTCTGCAAGATACTTTGATTTCCTGATCTCATCAGTCACATCAAACTCTAGTTCGTCAAATGCTTGGTCAAGTTTGTCGTTCATTCTCTAACCCTGATAGTGTCAACAATGTTTTGGGCTAGATGCTGTTCTTTCACCATGTTGAAGATGATGGAAGCAATAACATCCCGTTCATGTTCAGCACCTAAGTCAAATGCGTTTGCCATGCCTGTGACTGTATTCTCATTACAAGCCGCCATGCGTAAGTGCGTGATCATCTCTGCTTTTGTCATACGCTAATTTCTTCCCATTCTTTATGCCATTGTGTTGTGATGTCTAACATCTCATCCATCGCTTTGTTCTCGCAGTGGTTGTATTGCTTCTTGCTTATATCGTATGTGATGTGCTTATCGTCCTCGTCAAATACGGCAAAGTCAATCTCGTAGTCATCGCTGTGATCTGGGTCTAACTCATCTTCTGGACTCAGAATGTCAAAGCATACTAAGCACTCGCCAATGCCCTCAAGGTAGACACAAATCTCATGTTGAAAATCTTTAGGTTTTACCGACATATTCACTCCTTTTTAAGTTGGTAAGAGGATTGTCAATGATTAAAAAAGGCTTGTGAACTAGGATAAACCCTATGTTGACAAACTATTTTTAAAGGTAGTATTGCCTGTCAAAAGGAGACACACATGGAAATGAAACAACAACATTATGCAATTCTCAAGAGGTTGCAACATGGCGCATCATCCCTCAAACGCTTCACAGACAAAGATGGTGAAGTCGGCAACCAAGGCTTCCATTATCTGCGTTATCTGAACGATCTTCAGAACTTTGGGCTTGCGCTAGAGATAGGTGACGTTTGGCACATCACGGGGTTTGGAGTGGCGAAGTTGGCAGAGCAAACGCCAAGGGTATCCAAGGATAGAGTGGCGGCTGGAACTACCACAGAAACCTATGATGGGGCTGACCTAAAGCAAAGTGGCATCAGGGAAGGTGCATTTGATTTCCTGAATTACCCATCTAAATTTGGGGACAATTTGACGCACCCAAGAAAGTATGTATAATCCAACCCGTCTAGAGTGGCATCTAGGCGATGAGGTAGATCGTGAAACCCTACAGATTCCTGTGCGGTCTTGTCAGACGACAAACGAACTTTTGATTTACCTCAATCGCTTGTTGTTGCTCTTGCCAAGAGCCAAGACCGCAGAGACATTTGTAGGGTTTTTTGCTTTTGGACAGCCTAATGCGGAACGTCGGTGGTTAGGCATGAGATACCCTGTAACACGAGCGAACCAGAGCAGGGAGAGTGGGCTAAGAATAGAACTCGGTGGTAGTGGTAAGAGCCTCGCTTTATGCGCCTCTAAGCCATTTAAGTCTGTTCAATGCGATGTGATGACACGGCTCCGAAAGGCTACATCCAAAGCAAAAGCGAACCCTCATTTTGATGCGGTAAGGCTATGCTTTGTTCCAACACTCACCAAAAGGCTACATAGGG